GCGGGGGGTAATTTCGCAAACCAAATAAAATGATAACCTGTAACATATGGATCAGCTACACCAGCGACGGTACCACCAAAATTTCTACTCAAGATATTATTGGCTACATTGGCAAATGAGTTTTTTACCGCCATTATGATATCCTCCTAAGAATTATACTTTATCTTCTTCTTAATAACATTTAGTACAGCGTCCCAGTTTCCATGATGAATCGGTATTGCTTTATCATCAATATAGAAATCTGCACCCAATTTGTCCGATGTAACTTTGTCAAAATATATATTGTGATGCTTTAACCAAGCTTCAACATTCGCAATTTCCTTTTTATGGTCGCCTCCCATTTCTGCAGCATTGCCTTGGGATGCTCTAGTGGTAAAAATAACAATCTCGTAACCTTGTTTCTTAAGCCAGTTGATTGCGTCTCTTGCACCATCAAATGGATCATCATAAATAGTTCCATCTGACCAACCTTTGGAATATTTATGTATGGTACCATCCAAATCAATCATCGCTCTTTTTTGTTCAAAGAACACCACCATTTCTGGATAGACAGTTCGTAAAATATTCTTCTTTTTTTTCTTTGGGACCTCAGGAAATGAGTCCATACCAAATGCGTTTCCAGCAGAAGTTGTGGACGCAGATATGGATTCATCTGCCTGTAACATATCTAAAATATCTTCTAGATTCATTTCTTTTCCAATAGTATAAAATTTATAGTTTGTTCTAATGAAATTAGTATATTAGTAGTTGAGAACTATATATATAAATAACTGATAACAACTTTTATTTTTTACTAACTTTTAGAAATCGAAAGGAAAAATATGTTCAAACCAATGACGTTTTCAGATGGCGATGTTATTGTAAAAGCGGAGTTTGACAAACATTTTAAAAACTCAGACTATGAAGTACATTTCAATACTAAAACTGGCTTTGAAATTCTAATAGGAAAAGATAATATAGATCCGTTTAGAACAGAGCTCCCTTTACTCATCGATGTTGGAATTATGGGAAGTTGTCTTAACTCATGTTCGTTTTGTTATCAGGGAAATAAAAAAGAAGCACATATGACACTTGATAATTTTAAGCTTCTTATAGATCAGGTCAGACACCATACCAATCAAGTGGCCCTTGGTGGTAGAGGGGATCCAAATTTACATCCACAATTTAAAGAAATTGTTGAATATGCATAACGCTCTCAAAAGATTAATGGATGCTGGAATTAAAACTAACATTCATATTATTTTCTCCAGACAAAACTATGATAAAGCCATGAAAATATTATATGGTTATAATCCGTGGTTAAAAATAACAGCTAAACAATCCAAAGGAGTTTTTAAAAAATCCCTAGTAGATATTAAAAGATTAAACGCTGTAGTGTTTTTATTATTCAAACCACAAGGGTCTGGAAAAAATATGTTAGGAATGATTCCAACTAAAATGCAAATCAAATCGTTCGCTGAAAAAGTGTTCAATCCAAGATCTATATTCAATGTTGGAATGGATAGCTGCCTTATAAATCATATATTAAAATATTCAAATCCAAATAAAATTCAAAGGATGGCTGTAGATACATGCGAATCATCAAGAATGTCAGTTTATGTCAGTCCGTCTATGGAGTTAATCCCATGTAGTTTTGCAGATCATCCATATTGGGGAGTTAAAATAACAAAGAAAAAAGATGTTCACTACATATGGAACAGGTCAACGAAATTTAAGCAGTTTCGGAGTATCTTGAAAAAACATCCAAATCAATGTCCACTGGGGTTATAAAATGAAAATAAAAAATGATTTTATTACAAATTCAAGCTCATCATCATTTATAGTTTCTTTTCCAAAAAGAATAAAATCTATAGATGATGTTAAAGAGTTCATTTTTAGAGAGGATAAAGCAAACCAAGTATTTATAGATGCTATAAAACAGAAACCGATAAAAATAAATTCAAAAAATCTTAAATGTATAAAGAAAGTAGTAGACGAAATGACAGAAGGATATGTATATGATCTAGCTGGAACATTGGTTCTTGACTATTCTGAATACATGGAAATATTCTGTGAAAGAGAGGGTATCACAGAAGCAGAATTAATTGACAACCGTGAATGGTTTATGTCTTTTAATCAAGAACACAAGACAGTTCAGCAAAGAGTCTTATCTGAACAAGCTCTCAAATTTTTGAAATCAAATGAAGGTAGATACTTGTATATATTTGAATACGGAGATGAAGAAGGAGAGTTTTTTAGTGAAATGGAGCACGGAGGAACATTCAGCCATTTACCTCATATTACAGTAAGTAAACATTAGGAGACAAAATGGAAAGATACGAATATTATGGAGATGAAAGAAAAATTGGTCATAATAATCATAAAGTCCATATTGAATTTGTTGCCATACCAAACTATTTTGATATAAAGGCTTATCTTTCAATGCGAGAAATAACTGGTCAATTTATGAGTCACGAAATAACTCTTGAAAGTGTTCTACTCATTGCAGAGTCAGTTCGAGAGAGTCCAATATTTACTCTCTCTTCACCCACTGGTCATTATGCTTCTTCTGCTTTATTTGTAATTGAAGTATTAAAACAAATAGGTTTGACAGTTAAGGGTTTTTCAAATTTTCTTCCAACAAACATAAAGTCATATGAATCTATTTTAAAGAATACTAAATTTACAAATAGCAACGGAAAGCCAGTTATAGATATGACTATAATATTTATCAACTTATATAAGTTAGTTGAAGAAGGGGTTCTAAAACCCGTTATTGAATCTTTAGAAAAAGCAGAAGACTATTCACACGAGTTAGAACTAACTTCAAAAATATATAAGTCATAACGACGAAAAAAGAACCACTCAAGATAATGTCCTGAGTGGTTCTTTTTTTTGTTTATTGAATAAAGAAATTCAATTCGATTTGTTCAACAGTTCTTGTTGGAGTTAATGTAATATTAACATGAAACTTTTTAGTTTTCTGTTCGTATTCAGTTGCTCCAACTTCAACACTGTAATCAGTTAAACCACGCTTAGTTTTGATAACTTCTAAGAATGGAGTGATTGCTCCACCAACTTGACCCCATGTAACTGGATCGTTTTGTTCAAAGATAAAGAAACGACAGAATTGCTCAATTGCTCTCTTACAGTAAAGAACAAGTCTGACGATATTAATATCTTGTAAGGCACTGGCTTTAGCTTGAGTTGTCAACTGACCCCAAACTGTATAACCTTGTGCAAACTGAACGATTGGATTCAACTGCTTTAAATACAATTGATCTCTTTGACCCAATCTAGGATTGAATCGTAACTCTTTAATGTTATTGATTGCAGCTCTGTTGAAACCAGCTGGAGCAAACCAAAGTTCTGCAACATTATCATTTCTAGGAATTATATATGACATATGGTATATAGGACTGAACCAAATATCCGCTCCAGTAAATGGGTCTGAAACTTTATTATATGATTCATATAAAGCTCCAAAATAACTATTATAAGTATGATCACTTGTTCTCTTATCCAGCGCATCTTGGACAGAAACATTATCACCATTATCCATAATACAAATACAATCTCTTCGTGTTTGGCAAAGAGTTAACATTGCAGTTTTAACATCGGTTGGATATCCAGCATCATAAACTAAACTGAAATAAATCCATTCGGTATCAAGAACTTCATCAACATAGCCACCACCAAAATCAGGACTTGAAAGAATTCCAGAGTAAGCTTGCTGTAAAAGAAGCTCTGCAACTGTAGTATCCAAATCTCCTGCAGCATCAAATAAAGAACCATCTGAACCTTTTCTCAATGGAATTGGTTCTGCAGATGAAAATGGAGTTGCTAAACTAGCATGTGATCTACGAACTTCATATGTAACTGCTGAATTAACATCAAATGAAGAAAGGCCAGTTCCATTCCAACCCTGGCTAGCTCCAGTTAGAGATCTTTCAGGGAAAACATTTATAGTCTCTCCATCTACTCCACCAGAAGCGCCCAACCAACCATAAATTTCATTACCTTTTGCATCCTTAGCAACAAGAACATAACTCGCATTTCCTGTTTCAGGATCAGTTTCCCAATCGCTAAAATCTAACTGTTAAATCGTACCCATCTGAATAAACAGGTTCTCCGTTTAGTTCTTTTTGGACCATTTCAAATCTTAAAAAGGCAGAGTATGTTGCTAGAACATCTGTAATCCAAATAGAATCTCCGGCGTTATCTCTAGCATTTGGATCAAATGATACTTCAAATGATTCTACTATAACATCTTCCCCATCTGATTGTTTTTCATAAATATCAAGAACATATACTCCAGTTAGAGTTGGGTTAGAATGAACTGTTAACCTGACTCCTATTTGATTATAATATGCCCCTCTTCCAATTGGCTATAAAATACCAACTGGTTCTACTCCAGCAGAAGCTAAAAGACTTGCTCTAAGCTCATCTTTATCTTCAATTGGAGAATCGTCATAAGAAAGAAAAATACTAGCAGATGTATCAGAAGCTAACATTTTAGAATCAATTCTTAAATGTGAATATGCAGCATCATCTGGTAAACATCTAATCCAATATAATGCACCCGACTCTCCTAAATAGTTGTAACCAATATATGGACCCTGTCCAAAATTCTTTCCAAAATCAGTAATGTTGGGTTCACCAAATTCAGAAATAAATTCGGCTCTTGAACCAACAAAGATTAGTTCGTTATCTCTACCTTTCTTTGTAAGTCCACACAAGAAACCAATTGTTGATGGTACTGCTTGGACAAATGTTGAAAGGTCGATAATTTTTGTAAAAACACCTGGCGAAACATTAGCCATTAGCGTATCCTCCTGTTAATATTTTCTCTACGTTAATTAGCAAACTTTTCTCTATAGTAAGCAACAATCTCCTGAAAACTCTAAAATTAGTAATTCTTCAAATTTATTTTAGTAGACACGCTTTCTTAAAAATCAAATACTTTGTAAACCCTTATAATTATTTTAAACAAATAGATACCAAACAAACTGTAGTCGTCTGGTATTGTCTTTAAGTAATGTTGGAAAAGTAACTCTAGCAAATAGTGCAAACGGTCCAGTGTGACTGCCAACGGAAGACTCAGATGTATATAAACCAGCTTCGTTGAGTGGTTGACCAAGTGGATTAGAACCATTTGCATCAGAAACCCCAATGTCAATACTTATTTTTATAACCATCCATTTGTTGTCATTTAGATTATCTTGTTCAAATGTTATATCATTAAATGGGTGTTTATAATAACCAGTTGCTGGATATAGACCCGAAGATCCCTGACAATCACCACCTGGATAATTAGAATCACCTAATATATGATAATCAGCACATGAAGCATCTGAAGCATTTATCATAATTGGGCATGCCAGTTCAGTATCCTCATTAGTTGGTGGAGATGGGGCAAAAACATCACCACTACCTGGAGAGCACTCTGTATCAGCAGCTCCCTGCCCAAGACCAAACCAATTTAAGAAATGATCTTTATTACCAGCGACTGGAGTTAGTGGGGGATTTCCATCTACGTCAACAGTATTTTTTCTTACTAACATTTGAGCAAGAGTTTCTCTTCCTTGGTATAAAACTAAATTACTTTTTCTAATTAATTTTCTGTTCCCGTTATCTCTAATTTCATATATTTCAACCAAACCCTCTGGTTTTCTTTTATGACTCCCTTTTGAACTGGTGGAATCTACCAAACAGTTCTCACCATAGAAATCCTTTGCTACTACCTCAGTTGTTTTAATTTCTTTTTTATCCATTCTTTTTTCCTTCCAAATAATAGGTAGTCTAATTTATAGTTTGTTCTTGAATTTTCTACTCGTTAGTATATATCAGATTACTATATATATAAATAATTGAGAGGGAAATTTACAACTTAAATTTACTTTAGAAAGGAGTCGATTATGAAATTCGACGAAGAGGTTGTTAGGATGGTTAAGATTGGTGATGATGTTTATTTTCACCAAAAAGATATATGCCGAATACTCGAGAGATTGGGAGAAGGATGTCTCTCTCTTGAATCCAGGGCCAAACTGAAAGAAGCCTTGGAGATCTTTGGTATGGACGAAGAATGATGATGGATGATGATCATAGCAGGGATGGAGCTCTTATTTATCCATCCCTGAACTATGATCAAGTTAAATAGTAAAACACAGGCGCCCGCTACATTTATTTGTTCTCAGGTTAAGTTAAGATAGAAAGGAGGTGATTCCATGATACGGAATCTGCTCGACGCCCTTAAATACAAGGGTTATCGGCGAGTATTTCTCCGCCTTGCTTGGATCGAGTTTAAAGGTCCAAGACTAACC